CATTCTCATCGGTGGCGTGCCTCAAATGCCCGGCACCATTCTCGAAACCACGGCCCGCAACGCCTCCGACTGGATCGCCCGAGGGTGCGCGGAACTGGCTCCCACATTGCCGGAGCCACAGGTCGAGACTCCCGAGGTCAAGCCCAAGCGCTCCAAAAAATCCGATGCTGCGTGAGAACCTTTCCATTTTCATTCGCCGCTTCGGGCAGGAGGTCACTTTTGAATTCGAGGGCGGCACGGAACGGACGGTTCAAGCGATTTTTGACAACGCTTTTTTCGACACGAGCGTCGGCGAGACCGTGCTCGACACCACGCAGCCGCGCCTGACCTGCCGCACCGAGGACATTGAAGGAATCCCGCGCGAGACCCATGTCGTCGTGAACGGCCAGCGCTACTCGGTCATCCAGTTCCAACCGGACGGCACCGGCATTTCCACAGTCGCTCTCGCCCATGAGTGACATGATTTTCATCAACGCCGATTCCCTGCAAAGCATCGCGGGAAAGTTTGCCGCGACCGAAAAACAGGTCGCGTCTGCCATGCGCCGGGCCGTCAGTCGCACCACTCGATGGGCAGGCGCTCAAGTAGCCCGCAAGGTTTCCAGCGTCACCAAAATCCGCTCCGGCGTTTTGAAAGGCCGAATGGTGGTGGATTTCGTTGGCCGCGATGGGGTGCTGGGTCGCGTATGGGCTGGCCTCCGCCCCATCGCGCTCAAGCGCCTGAATCCACGACAGACAAAATCCGGCGTCACCGCAGGCCCGGCCAAGCGTCCCGGCGCCTTCATCTCTGAGAAGCTCGGCGGGCATGTCTTTGAACGCGTCGGCAAGAAGCGCCTGCCGATCCGGAAATCCAAGGGCGTGGAAATTTTGGAACCCGGCATAGATGCCGTGGCCCAAGTGGCCGAGCAAGTCGGCGAGCGGCTGATGCGCGAATTCGAGCACGAAATGTCATGGCAAACCTCCCCGAAATAAATCTCGCAGACCTTCACGAAGCGATCGGGCAGGCGATTGCCGACGCCTTCCCGTCCGCAACGGTTGCGGCTTACGGTCGCCCTGGCGAAAAGCTGACCGTGCCGGCCATCACCTTTGAACTCGACAGCATCGAGCCGGACGAGCCTGCCGATGTCGGCAGCGAGCAGTTGCAAGTCCGCCTGCGATTCACCGCCTATTGCATCCACTCCTACAAGCAGGGGAACAAGCTGGCCGTGCGCGTGCTGGCCGCGAATCTCGCCCGCTTCCTGCGAGGCAAGCGCTGGGGGAAGCCGGTCAGCGCGGCGGAATTCGTCGCCTCTGTGCCGGACACCTTCGATGCGGAAAATCCCGAGTATGAAGTCTGGCGCGTCGAGTGGGAACACTCCGCACTCCTCGGCGTCTCCGTGTGGGACACCAGCGGCGAGCCGCCCGAGCGGGTTTTTGTTTCGACCGTTCCATTCATTGGCATTCCGAACGAGCCTCTCTATGTCGAGGTCACGAGCCCCCCGGAGGTGACCGAGTGAGCAACGCCCGAGTCGGCGAGATGGAGCGGCGGATGTCCAACATCGTCCGCCCCGGCACCGTGCTGGAGGCGGACTATGAAAAAGCGCGGATCAAAGTGCAGTGCGGCGGAAACCAGACCGCATGGATTCCGTGGATGACCAGCCGCGCGGGCGAAGATCGAAGCTGGCACGCTCCAGAAGTCGGCGAGCAAGTCATCGTTCTCTCGCCCTCGGGCGACCTGGCTGCGGGCTTCGTCCTGCCCGGTGGCGTTTACAAAAACGACTACCCCGCGAATGCCGACAGCGCCGATGTTTCGCGCACGACATACAAAGACGGGGCAGTCCACGAATACGACCGCGAGAACCACGCGCACCTCTTGCAAATCCCCGATGGCGGGAAAGCGACGGTCAAAGTCGGCGACGAATCCTCGACCGAAATTCTTTCCGACAAGATCACGCACAAGGTCGGCGATGATTCGCAGACCGAAATCACGACCAGCAAAATCACGCACCAATTCGGGAGCAGCGCCAAAGCCGAGATCACCAGCAGCGGCGTGAAGCTCACGGTCGGAGGCACCGTGCTGGATGTGCAATCCGGCGGCGTCGAGATCACCGGAAAGCTCACCGTTTCGCAGGACATTTCGACCACGGGAGGCGATGTGAAAGCGCAACTGATCACGCTGAAAACCCACAAGCACCTCGGCGTGCAGCCGGGCACAGGGACCACCGGCCTGCCTACCGCCTAGGAAATACCCGCACAAGACCCCGCATCCCGCGGCTTCTAATTTTCGCGCATTGTGCGCGGCACCGATTCCACCACCGGGAAATCTCTTTCCGGCCTTGATCATTTGCGCCAGTCGATCCGGGACATCCTCACCACCCCGCTCGGCTCGCGTGTCATGCTGCGCGATTACGGGTCTCGGATGTTCGATTTGGTCGATGCGCCGATCAACCGCCAGACCATCGTGGACATCTACGCGGCGACTGTCGAAGCGCTCGCAAAGTGGGAACCGCGCATCGCGGTTTCGCGCGTCTTCGCCACCAGCGTGCAGCCTGGGCAAATCACCCTCTCGCTTGAGGGAACCTATCTCCCGAACGGCCAGCCCGTCGTGATGGACGGGCTTGTGATATGAGTTTCACGCCCATCGATCTCTCCACGCTGCCCGCGCCGGATGTCATCGAGGTTCTCGACTACCAGACCATCCTTGCGGAGATGGTCGCCGACCTCCGCACCCGCGATTCGGCATTCACAGCGCTCGTCGAGAGCGACCCGGCTTTCAAGGTTCTGGAAGTCTGCGCGTATCGAGAGCTTCTCATTCGCCAGCGTGTCAACGACGCCGCGCGCGCAGTCATGCTCTCGTATTCGACAGGTGCCGACCTCGAAAACCTCGGCGCGCTTTTCGGCGTCACACGAAAAACGCTTGTCCCCGCCAATCCTCAAGCGATCCCGCCGACTGCGGCGGTCATGGAGGCTGACTCGGATTTCCGATATCGCATCACGCTCGCGCTGGAGGGCCTCTCCACCGCAGGCCCGCAAGGTTCATATCTCTACCACGCCCTTAAATCAAACAGCGTAAAGGATGCAACGATTGTCGGTCCTCCGACTGTCGCCCCCGGCAATGTGCTGGTCTCGCTTCTCGGCACCACCGGCAACGGAGCAGTCTCCACGGCGGTCATCAACGAAGTCGCCGCAATTTTAAACGACCAAGATGTCCGGCCTCTCACCGATGCCGTCACAGTGCAGAGCGCCACGATCGTCAACTACCAGATCACGGCGACCCTCTATACATTCCCAGGCCCGGACTCCGCTGTGGTCATGGCAACGGCCCAAGCCTCGGCCCAAAAATTTGCGACGGACAACCACCGCGTGGGCCGCGACATCCCGCTCTCTGCCGTCTTTGCCGCGCTTCATGTCCCCGGAGTCCAGCGCGTCGTGCTCACCTCGCCGAGCGCCAGCATCACCAACAACCACGCGCAAGCGCCTTTCTGCACGGCGATCAATCTCACCTACGGAGGCACGGACCAATGACCGACCTCCTGCCGCGCAATGCCTCTCCACAGGAGCGGGCGATGTCTTCCTCGGTGTCGCGAGTCTCGGATGTTCCGACCCCGATTCGCGATTTGTGGAATCCGGATTCCTGCCCGAACGAGCTGCTCCCGTGGCTGGCGTGGGCGCTCAGTGTGGACGAGTGGAACCCGGATTGGAGCGACCTCGCAAAGCGAAATGTCATCGCCACCAGCGTCGAGGTTCACCGCAAAAAGGGAACCATCGGCGCAGTCCGGAAGGTTCTCGAAAATTTCGGTTTGGTCCCTCAATCCCTTACCGAATGGTGGCAGACCTCCCCGCAAGGCACGCCCCACACTTTTGTGATCCGCGCGCCCTTTGCCTCCACGCCGACCGCGCAGCAGGACTCCATTGTCGCCGCCGTCAAAGCGGTCAAGCCCGTCCGCAGCCAGATGGATTTTCAAATAATCGAGTCATTTTTGGTGCAGGCAAATGTCCTGACCTTTGTGCGCCCCGCCACTTTCAACCGCTACTCTACAACGCTCACCTACTGACATGTCCGCACTGAATTTCGTTTTAACCAACGCCGGCCGCGCCGCGATTTCCCAAGTCGGGGCACTCGGGCCGGTCGTCATCTCCGAGGTTGCCATCGGCTCAAACGGATACACCGCGACGGTTTCGCAAACCGCACTGCAAGCCCAGATCAAACGACTCGCCCCGAGCGGTTCAAGTGTGCCCACCGCCGGGACATTGCACATAACCGTTCAGGATAGTAGCGCCGACGCCTACACGGTGCGTGAAATCGGAATCTACACATCGACCGGCGTCCTTTTCGCGGTCTATTCGCAGACGGCAAACATTCTGGTCAAAGCCTCCGGGTCCGTCGCATTGTTTGCCTTGGACATCGTGATCGCCAATGTCCCGGCAGGCAGCGTCACGATTGGCAATGCGGTTTTCGCTTACCCGCCAGCAACGGAGAGTGTCAAAGGCGTGGCCGAACTCGCGACCAACGCCGAGGTTCAAACCGGCACCGATGCCGAGCGGATTGTCACGCCTGCTGGACTTTCCAGCCGCACGGCCACCGATGCCAGAACCGGCCTTGTCGAACTTGCAACCGATGCGGAGACGCAGACCGGAACGGACGCGATCCGCGCGGTAACCCCCGCAGGTTTGTCCAGCCGCACGGCAACAACAACACGAACCGGGGTTGTGGCACTCGCGACATCTTCCGAGGCAGCCACTGGAACGGAAGCTGGCAAAGCCCTGACGCCTGCCGCGCTTCTTGGCCGCACGGCGACAGACACACGGGCGGGGATTGTCGAGCTAGCCGACAACGCAGAGACGCAAACCGGGACCGATGCAACTCGCGCGGTATCTCCTGCGTCGTTGGTGTCGGCATTTCAAAAATCATTTTCGGCGATAGGACATCAAAAATTGCCGAGCGGTTTAATAATAAATTGGGGGTCAGCAGGATTAGCGGACCAAACCTCGCAAAAAATTACTTTCAGCATGGCTTTTCCGACAGGGATTTTAAGCGTGGCAGCAGTTGCAGTAAACCAAAGCCAGGACAATTGGGCATCAGTTTTAATTGATTACACCAATAGCAACTTTAAAACTCAAATTCAACTGCAAAGAGAAGGAATAGGTAATGGGTTTGGAGGCTCAAATACTTGTTTTTTCATTGCAATAGGATATTAAAATAATGCTAAAATATTCGAAGACAACTCGAGGTTTTTTCTGCGATGAAATTCACGGAAAAAATGTTCCGCCTGATTGCGTTGAAATTACAAATGAACAACATGCAAATCTCATGCATGAACAAGCCCAAGGGAAGGAGATTGTTCCAGATGAAAATGGATATCCAACTGCTATTTTTCCATCGGTAATTCCTGCTACTTGGGAAAAAGTTAGAAAACTTCGAAACGCTCTTTTAAAAATCTCGGATTGGGCCGCACTTCCTGACGCCGAACCCAAACCTTCCAAAGAGGCGTGGTTGGGTTACCGCAAATTACTTAGGGATATACCCGACCAATTCACCACCCCCGACGCCGTCGTGTGGCCTGCCGCTCCAACAAGCGCGGAAATACCCGCACAAGACCAAACCACAACCACAAACTAAAACACACCCATGCCCGAAACCTTTCTCCACGGCGTTGAAGTCGTCGAAATCACCGACGGCCCTCGCCCCATCCGCACTGTCCGCTCCTCAGTCATCGGCCTTGTCGGCACTGCCACAGGCTCACCCGCAGGATTTCCGCTCAACACTCCCGTCCTCGTCACCAGCGCCAGCGCCGCAACCGAACTCGGAGCGTCCAGCTACCTCGGCAAATCCATCGAGGCGATTTTCAAACAAGCCGGCGCGCTGGTCGTCGTGGTCCGCGTTGCGACCGCAAACGATGTTGCCGGGACTGCCGCCGCGCTCTCCGGCGTTCATGCCCTGCGCTCCTCTCAATCCGTTCTCGGCTACACGCCACGCGTGATTGTCGCGGAGGG